GATTCGTGTGCTAAACGAGCCCATTCCATTACGGCTTGTGCGCCTGATGGAGTTACGGGATCGTATAATTCTAAAGTCATGTCGTTCCATTCAACTTTACCTTTAACTTTACGGTAAACGTTGATGTGATCAAGTTTGATCATATTTGCTTCAAACCCAGGAGCCGACGCTTTCTTAATCAAGTATGATGGAATACCATCAATATACATGATAAAGCGATTTGGAACTTTAGGTTCAAATGCTGTGAACATTATTTCATTTGCGTCTAATACAGGCATTTTATGTTTATTTTATTGCTGTTAATAAATATAAGCAACTACATCCCCTATGCAGGGAATGTAGCGCCAGTTGGTAATACGTTGAAATTCAATATGATAAACTCAGCTGTTTTAGTTGGTTGGATATAAATCTGACCTACTAACTGATTTCTATCTATTACATCAGGTGTATTGTTTGTATCATCCATTACAACTTTATAAGCATATAAGCCTTGACGTTGTACTACTGATTCAAGATATGGATTAACTTGGGATAAGAAACGATTGCGAGTTACATTGGTATTTTGTTCAAATACTAAGTTATTAGCAATTTGACCAATAAATCCTTTAAGAGCAATTAACAAACGACGAACGTTTACGCGGTCGAGAGCGGTTGCTCTACGCTGCAATGTTTTCTGACCAAATACTACAACACCTTCACCAGGGAATGTAGCTAATGGATTAACATTTGCTTGGTATAGAGTATCACGATCGTTTTGGGTTAATTTACGTTCAGCTTTTAATACTGAAGGTACACCACCACGATTTAAACCAGCAGGAGCAAACCATTCAGCACCAACTTGATCGTTAAATGCAAACACACCACCCATTACTGTAGAGGCAGGAGCCCATACAGCTTTACCTAATGAAGTTGAGAATAATTGAACCCAAGGCCAGTATGTAGCTGCGTAGTTGCTTGACTGACCAGCGGCTGCGGTTGCAGCAGCTGTTACTACATTACCATATAATTTACAGTCTACAACTGCAATGGCATCACCTCTACCTTCGCAAGTAGAAATCATAGTTGCAGAAGCAGCATTATCTAAAGTAACACCAGGTGCTAATAATACGTTGAATTGATATTCATCTTTATTTGCTAATAAATTAAAAGCAGCTTGGTAATCAGCAACACCAAATCCTTGAACGTTTGTTGCTGTAATACTTTCATTCATTAATTGAGATGCGTTTGTTGCAGCAACACCACCACTAAATGAACCACCATATGAACCACTTCCTAATGCTGGTAGGCTGCCGCTGTATTGTGCTGCTTTGAAATTACCATTATTATCAATAGAATCTACTTGAGGGGTAGTTATGGATCTAACACGAACATATTGTGAAGCATTAGCATAAGATCCAGAATAATCAATATATGGAGCATTATCGCTATCTAAACGATAAACAGGTTTAATATCACCAATCACGCGAGAGATAAAGTTAGGTAATGCTGGGTCTAATGATAAGTTAGGCCATGTTTCAAGATAATTAGGTTGAGCATTATTATCGTTACCAGCGCGAACTGCTAAACTAAATACACCACTTCCTGTATTTACATTTGTAACTTCCCAACGAACGTTAATTGCGCTTCCGCTTGCTAAGGCACCAGCACTTAAACTACTGGTATTATTCATCTGATCACCCCAAGCTATAGTTTCAAGTGCAAAGGAAGATGAAGCAACATTCATAAATGCTGGTACAGTAGCATTAGCATAAGTAGAAACACCTGCGCTACCACTAATAATCTTAGTAACTAATAGTGTTTGACCACCGTTGTTAAAATAATCCTTAGCAGCTAATGATGTAAGATATTCGTAGTAGTAACTACCACTTTTAAATGTTTCACCAAACTTAGATACGAACTCACTGTATGAGGTAACATAAGTAGGGATTAATGGTTGACCTAATACTGTAGGACCAACGACTGCGGTTGATGTCCCTTGAATACCCCTTTGAACCAATGATTGATCGGATTCATTTTGGAATACACCAGGACTTAAAATTTTTTCTGCCATTTTGTATAATTGTTTTTAAAAAATTTAATAGGATTGACCTATCGATAAATATCTAAAAATAATTATAAACCGCAGACTATTATTGGACAGGTGTTATTTCTCCAGTTTCTGGGTTGATAGCGCCGTTTCCGTATTTGGTTTGGAGTGATGTTACTAGATCTGATTCTTGCTTTTCAATTGTAGCTAGATCATTAACTAATTCTACTTTATTGCTTTGAAGTTTATCAACTTGCTCTTGCAAAGCGATACGTTGCGCTTCAGCTACACCAATTTCAAATATAGTTTGGTTGTACTTAGATTGAAGATCTTTAATTGACTTTAATTCTTCTTGTGTTAATTGTGCCATAACATTATTTTATTTTTCCCATTTAGCTAATGGGCAAGCTTCTTTACCTGGTTTAGGACTAAATACTTTTTTGCTTAGTGGACATCCACATTCGCCACAAACAAATGAATTGATTACAACAACGTGTGTTTTTCTATCACATGAATCACAAACGTTAGCCCGGTATTGGGCTATCGCTTGTTCTTCAGGGGATGGATTAGCCGCAGTTACCCACGACTTAAATATCTCGGATATTTTATTCACCCACTTCAATCAATTTGAAGAATGTAACATAGACACCTTCTGTTTCTACGTTTTCAAATTCTTCTAATTTGAATGGATGGTATTCTAATTCGCGTTTTTCTTGAAGTAATAAATTAAAATCATTCTGGAATGAAACAAAATTAGGATTTACTTCGCGAGAAACTACTTCCTTAGTTTCATCATCAATTACTTCATTGATGTAGATGGGGATATTAATACTGCCGTTTTCTTCAACACCATATTTTTTAACGAGTTCTTCTCTAAGTTTATCGATTGATTCTTTTTCAGCTGTTATTTTTTTAACTAAATCAGTTAACCAATATTTTGTAGTCAATTTGATTTTTTCGCTCAATAAACCTTTAGCTAATACTTCACCGGTTTGTTGGTTAGTAACACCATTTAATTCAGCTTCAAGCTGATAAAATTCTTGTAACTTTAATGTAATCTTTTCCATATATTATTTGCTCTTTTTTACTGGTTTTTTGCTAGTAGATGGTTTTGGAGTATCCATTTTAGTAACTGGTTTTGGTGCTTCTACTTTTTTAGATTTAGACACCTTTTTAACAATTTCTTTAACAGCTTCTACTTTATCTTCGATAGCGTCAGGGATGTTGTTGTTGTTTGCATCAGCAATTTTGCCTTTTTTTATGAGAATAAATGTAATGATAGCTGAAGCTAATAATAATGCAATAATCAATGTTAACATAATTTATTTTATTTAGTTTATATATATAAATATATAGTAGAGTTTAGAAAACACCAAATTTATTTTTTATCTTGTAAACCAAATCTAATCCATCTATACCACACACGTTCATGAATATAATATTGAATTGGTTTGTATAGTAGCTCAGCAACGCCAAAAGCGGTACTTATTTTAACAGACCCTGATATAATCCATATAGTAACAAAGCCAATAAGGCTACTAACAACGCGATAGCTAATAGTTTTAGCTATATGTCGTTTTTTACTTACATGCATAGTCCTTCATTTCTATTTAAATTGATTCCAACTGCTCTATCAACTTCAGGTGCTTCTGGATCTTTATCATTAATGATGTATCTTGTACCTCGCCCGATTCCCATTACTAGTTGGTGATATTTAATTCCAATTTTTTCTAGTTCTTGTTTTGTAAATAATTCAAGTTCTATAGGTCGAGCAGTTGTAATAACAACATGAGCACCATCATTATATTCGTTATTTACTTTATCAATAACGCTTTGTATAGGTGTAGGCGGTACTTCATTTATTTCAGTAAATTTTCTATACTTAATTAGTGTACCATCAATATCTACAAAATAGGTAGGGTGTTTTATCATAATTTACCCTCTGCTTTCATTTGTTCACGAATTTTAGTTGCTGATATTTCAGCTACTTCTGCTGGTGGTATATGTTCTATAATATCATATCCAACGCCGCGTCCAAACTCAACACTGCATATGTCTGGGATGATGATTGCTTTTAATGTACCTGCTTCTATTTCAGCTTGCATTTCATCAAAGATGTTATCCATTACTTGAAGAGGACTAAATGGATTCTTTTCATTAGTTTCTCCATCTCTAATAGCTACACAAACTTTACCACCTTCATTGATTACTTGTCTAAATAATTCTTTATGACCAGTGTGAAGTGGTTGCCAACGTCCAATGAATAATGACCACTGACTGTCTTTACGCTCCATTGAGCTTTTAACGTGTAATTTTTTCTCCCACATATTCTTCTATTTTAATTATACAATCTTCTAATGATAATTTAGAAGTATCTAAATGTAATATATTTTCTTCATTTGGCTCTTCAAAATCTTTTGCGTGAAAATTTTCTCTTCCCCTTTCTCCTTCATAGGTTAAATAAACCCATTTAACGTTTTCTGTTAAACTGTTTAAATAATCTCTTGCTTCTTTATAAGGATAAACTAAAGATAAAGTCAATTTTATATTTTCTATACTGTTATTTAAATAATGTGCTATATCACTAGCTCTATTTAAATTTTTTATTCTACCTTCTCGACTATAATCTTTATTTGCGAATAATTCTCTAAGCTTATCTCCGTCGATATTGTGAGTTGCTAATTGTTTTGCTATTGTAGATTTTCCACTACAAGGCTGTCCAAATAATACTACTATCATTGTTTATCTATTGATTTAAAAATATCATTAATGTCAAACATTTCATTAGCATCCATATAAGGACATTCGTGAGCAATACCCTCAAATGAGTAATCAAATATATAAGAATCAATCATTTTTACATTGCCTTTTGGTGGTTTTGCTACTACATTTGAATGTAAATCATATCCAAAATTCTTAGGTATTGTACCAATCCATAATACAGTTGACTTAAGATTCATTGCAGCGGCAGCATGTTGTAAACTTGAATCAATTAATACACGTTTATCTGATAATACTAATATACTAAATAATTCGTGATTAGTCATTGGTGCATTTACAAATTCAGTACCGGGGATAGCATGACCTGGGTCTCTACCTATTTGAATAATATGGTATTTGTTAGAATATTTTTCAACAATTGCTTGAGCAATACCATAAGGCATATCTCGCGTCCAGGAATATAGTGTGTTTTGTTGTAATAGCCCTCCATTAGTGTGAAGAATCATAGTTGGCCTATCACGTTTCCAATTAAATATGATATCTTTTTGTATCATATTTGGATATAAAATAGGTTGTTGTTTTTCATACTTAACATCTAACAAATCACACCAGTTTTCAATCAAATGTTTTTTCTTTGTAATATGAGCTGATTGGAAATAGGGTTCGTGTTTGAATATAATAGTATCTTTATCCTTAATATAATCATCATAGAAGTAAGATACCATTCCTACTCTATATACTCTGTGAATGTCAGGATGATTTAAGAATACTTCAGGATAAGATACTACAAGTATTAATTTCCTGTCTTTGTATTTTTGTTTTACTGCTGAAATAAGAGATGTTGCTGCAATATTTTTTCCTAATCCACCTTCAATATGCCAAACGACATATTTAGTATTATTGTTTGATTTGTCTTCCAAAACCGCTATTTTTTCTTCTTTTAATAAATCTGTTTCTGTTTTATAACCTACATTCATTTCATTCATATTTGATATCCAAAATCATTAAAGAACCATTTGTAACTGTCCTCTAATATACGACAGGCATTTGGCCCTAACACCTCATAAAAATCATTTTTTACGGGTTTTAGTTTTCCTCTAATCATATGGTCACCGAATATACCATACCACTTATCATCTTCTTTTGTGTATTGTGGTATGTTGTCAAAATCGTGTTTGTAATAAGGTAATTCTAAATACTCATAAATGCGACGCATTTGAGTATCAGGATCTATACATAATTCCTCAAATTTAATAAATAAAACATGTTGATGTATACCTTGAACTAAAATTTGGTATAATCTATCCATTGATGGGCCAATAGGAGGATTTACAGACCATACTTGCATTCTTTTATCTGTAGTTGTGCCTGTTAAATTTCCCCAATTTGCAATGTGATGATCTGTAAGTGGATTTTGTCTGTATTTTTTCTCTAAAGACGAATAAATTGCTCTAACGTCCCTAATCATGCATATGATTTTAGGTTTAGAATCAAAAGCATTTATAAATTCATACTCTGATCCCCAGCCTCTACATTTATCAATAACGTAAGGTCTGTCAGTTAAATTTTCATAGAAACCATATAAACCGTTTTTTAAAAACGATTTAAAACCAGTTTCCATTTCAGTTGTATCTTGTGCTTTAAACTCTAATCCATCTGTGTAGATAGTTCTACAAGCAGATAACATTTCATACAACCCCGAAGTTGGGGTCGTATGGATTGTTGGATTTTGTCCTAATATATTTTGAATTAATGTAGAACCTGCACGCGGCAGTGAACTATTATAAAATACCTTCTTTATGGCCATAACTAAATTTTACAAAACTAATTAAATAAGGGGTGGATCTCTTAGAATCCCATTCCGTTAGCGCTTCCAGATACAACAGCAATAACTGAGGTACCTTGTTCATCTGCAATAGCATCTAAGATAACAGAATCATCTTCTCCCCAAGTAGTGATGGTATTTCCTGAAAGTACTACATTATCTTGATGTACTACATTAAATTTAACTACGCTACCGCTTTCAAATTCGCAGTTACCGTATGATACGCGAAAATTAACTTGATTAGTACCAAGAGAATAATTGTTTGCTACCGCTGTTACGTATGAACCGGTAATAAATTCTGGAGATGGGTTAAATAGGCTATCTTGTGTAGCCATACTAAGTACTGGGCTGATTTTACCGAAAATCATATTGTTTATGTTTTATTGTGTTGTTAGATATTTTTATTGCGCTAATAAATATTTAAAATCTTTTAAAAATAATATCTATTTGGAAGATAAGTTTATTATATAAATGTGGAAATTGGTGATATTCTACAATATCTAACATATAAAACCCATATTCCTTCATTTTATCTATAATTTTATCTATTAAAGGAGCTCCTTGATTATATTCAACCAATGACACCTCAATTAATACATGCTCTGTATTTTTAATAGTTTTTTCACCACCATTTAATATATCTAATTCAGCACCCTGTACATCTAATTTAATAAAATCAATAGGGGCTTCATCGAAATAATTATAACTATCTAATGTTTTAGTTGGTACCGTTACAGTTTTATATTTACCTTCTCCATACCAATCTGTATTTTCTTTATATAGAGAAGCACCTGTTGCTACTGGATTTATTTTTTCAATATATAAATCAGCATAACCTTCTTTATCAGATAATGCTACTATTTCATATGGTTTTCCTAATAATCGTAAATAAGGTTCGCAATTAGGATTGGCTTCAACCATTATAGTCCTACATTCTGGGTATCTGTAGCTGAGTTGTTTAGTGAAGTTTCCGATGTTTGCTCCGATGTCGATTGCGCGTTTTGGGTTAATATACTTAAAAAGTTTGTCCATTCGTTTATTCTTTGATCCCAACTCCATCTTGGAGCGTATATTTGTTTTTGTAATTCTAAATGTGAATCTAATTCACCATTCTTTATTTTACTAATTTCTTCATCCAATATATCAGCAAATCTTTTAGCGTGTAGTTCTTTACTTGCTAAATAAGGATACATTCGAGCCCATCCCTCTGTTGTTTCAGGTAGAGCACCTAAATTAGATGTTATTACTCTCAATCCTGCAGATAATGCCTCTATTACAGTAATACAAGATGTTTCTTCAAATGTATTAGGATAGGCTAAAATATCAAATGTATGAAGTTCTTTACGTAATTCCTCATTAGACACATTACCTCTATATACAACACCATCTAATGCTTCACATTTATCATATAAATCTTGATAATAGTTTTCATTATTGATAGCGAAGTCTTTACCATATATTTTTGTGCTGGAGAATATATGTAATTCAACATTTTCTGGTTTGAGTAATTCCCAAGCAGCCAACAATACATCTAAACCTCTCCACGGTGTTGAGGTATAACATAATTTTACTTTATCTCGTTTTCCGGGTTGTCTTTGTTCTACACCAATACAAGCATTTTTGATTACGTGTGTTTTGTATCCGGGGATATTAAATGTTTTTCTAAATTGTTCTGACTGCCAGTGTGATACAAACACAAACTGATTAATATCATCCACGTTTTCTTGATTTTGTAGAAGTTGAACTGCATTTTGATCATACGATAACTGATTCCAATATATTGTTGGTTTAGTTATGTCTGCATATGCAGGATAATTGAATATAGAGAATTTATCTTTATATTCTTGAGGAAGGCGTCTCATTAGTTCCTCATACATTAATTCAGTGCCGCCCATTGGTTTGTCAAGCATATCCTAGTTTTTTAATAAAGTTAGCAAAATCGCCTTTAAATTTTTTAGTTCCAATATGATTTATAGTAATTGTTGGATCAAGCCATATTTTATAACCTAATCCTCTCCATTTATTTGCTATTACATAGTCTTCTGAAATTAGATCTCCATTCTCTACCTTAATATCACAGATCATTCTGTGTTCTTCTCCTTCAGAGGTATATGGTTCGGATATTTCCCATAGCTTCTCTAAAGCGAATCTTGATACTTTCATAAATCCAGTACCAACACCATCTACCTCTATTAGCTTTTTATCTTCGGAATATTTTAATTCTTTATTTAGTAGTTTTACTGTATATCCTTCTTTCTCTGATTTTTTAATTAGTGCTCCACCAACAATGGGTTCTGGTCTATCAAGTAAATTAAAGAACCATTCTGAATCCCATTCACAATCAGAATCGATAAAGAATAGATCGTCATACCCGCCTGTTAAAGCAAGGCGAAATAGACTATTCCGTGCACGCTGTATTAATGAATCGTATGATGTATAGATAGCATGGACAAAAATGCCTTTCTTTTCAGCTATTTTAACAGTTTGTATTAGTGAATTTGCAAACCATACATCAATTCTCCCATCATAGGATGGGGTACCTATTAAAACTCTTCGCATAACTTAAATATAATATATTTATTTTAATTATCCAATTTTTTCTTCTACTATCTCTAATCTGTCGTTTAATTCTTGTATTGCCTTAATAATAGGTGCAATTAATTCCTCATATGTAAGGCGGTATGCATCTTTTTCAGCATCATGACCTAAACCATCAAACTTAACATCCAATTCATCTAATGTTTGTTTAAGTTCTTGAGCGATTAAACCATAATGTTCTTTCTTACTAGCAAGAGTACCATCTTTTTCTCCATAAGTGTATTTACACTCACGTACATAAGCCTCGCGATGATCCCAATTGAATGCTACTGGGCGTAGCTTCTTAATTAAGGCTAGACCATACTTACTGCCTAATGACTTAATATTAGCCTTATCGCGGCAATCTGAAACGTTAGACCAAGCTGCAAATACGCAGTTGCAAACATTATTGCAACCATTACCCCATACTGTATGACCGTCTATTGCAGAAGTTAAAGCGTTATCTCCTACAGCAATAGTGTACTCTACACCGTTATAAAGATTAGCAGCAGAACTATTACCAATTGCAATATTACTATTACTGTCGCCACTAAATTGCATTGCAAACTGCCCAATAGCAATATTCGATGAGCCACAAGTATTGCTATTTAAAGCTCTATCTCCAATAGCTGTATTCCAAAGACCATTAGTGTTAAGATTTAAAGCGCCTTTACCTACTGCAGTATTTCCTGCACCTGTTGTGTTACAGCGTAATGCACAGAATCCCATTGCTGTGTTACCGTAACCAATAGTGTTACAGGAAAGCGCTAGGCTTCCATTAGCAGTGTTTTGATATCCAGTAGTATTACTTTTTAGCGCACAGAAACCTACTGCTGTATTATCGGATGCTGTATTCGCTTGTAGAGAATAAAAACCTACAGCAGTATTACTACCACCTGTAACGTTTTGTTGAAGTGATGAATACCCAATAGCAGTGTTATTTATTCCTGTTGTATTAGTAAATAGAGCTGTTCTACCAAATGCAGAGTTTCCTGTGCCTGATGTGTTTGAATATAATGTTCTATCACCTACTGCTGTTAAATACCTGCCTGTATTTACTTTTAAAGCGCTTCTACCTATTGCTACGTTATTACAGCCTGTTGTGTTACATCTAAGAGCTTCAACACCTATAGATATATTATTGGTTGCAG